TCATAACCATTCAATGTACCATTTTGTCCGTCATTAATTGTTTTGAAAACAATTTTTCCTCCGTCCAAATTAGGGTAACCCAATTCTTCGAAACTTACAACTAAGTCATCAGCAGTATAAGTAACATCAGTTGATAATGGTGGTTTAGCAGTAATTAAACTATTCCATCTATCATCAATACTGAAAGACGTTGCGGCAATTTCATTAATAATTTCACCAATTATTGAATGTGACCTTCTTATAGATAAAGCAAGATTGTAATCGTGTTCGGCTACTCTTGAAGTTGAGGTTTCAATTGTCATTGTTATTGTTTGACCTTTAACTGCTGCAGTTTGTAAATCAGTTTTTAATTGAGTCAACCCATCCTTGAAAGTATCGAAAGAATTTTCTGTATCTGTGAAAGCATTTTCTAAATCTGTTTGTTTCAATGAAATATTAGAAGTTAATCCACTAACATAACTTTTAAAATCACCATTACCAACTAAAACATTAATATCATTAATGTTCTTATTAGTAGGAGTTGTTGAAATGGATGTCATAGCATCGCTCAAACTATTTTTTGCATTTTGTTGGAAACTATTGGCTTTTAATGTTGGATAAATGTCCCCATAATATTGGTTCGCAAGATAACCATTGTTATTCTTTTTTGATGGTATATCATTAGGGAAAGTTAAGAAATCAACTTTAATACTTTGTGTTTTTGTTGAAGGTGTTGGACTTACATTTGGTTGAGGTTGTGTTGTAGGTTGAATAGTTTGTGCTTTGTATTCAATGATTGTTTTAGGATCACTTCCATTATTCAAATAATCTAATATTAATTTAATATCAGTATCATTCAAATTCGTGTATGTTCTAACTAAGGTATAGAAATCCAAATCTTGACAACCAGCAAAATATGCGTTTATATAGTTGTCAGCTTCTTCGTCTGAACTAAAGTTTTTAAAATATTCTCTTACTAATAAGTTTAATATACTCGGATGATCCACAACTATTTTAAAAGATAAGGTTCCTGTTCTTTCTGTATATTGATAAGTATAAATCGGTTCAGGTCTTCCTACAAATGTATTTTTTTCCCATTGTGCGCTATTCTGATCGGTAACTTTCAAATCATATGGAGGAAACCACATAACTCTACCACCATTAGGACCTACTTCATCATAAGGTAAATCTTGTACAGTAAAACCAGGTATGTTAGATGTCTTCCAAGCTAAGTTTTCAATTGAAAACATATATTTTTTTGCATAAAAATCCCCTTTTCCTGGTGTTTTCTCAAAAATATTAGATGAACTTTGAAAACCTTTATTACCATCTGACATTGGAGCCATATTTAAGTTCCAAGTATTTGACATTACACTTGAATCGTATCTCCTAACATTCGTTCTCCTATATGGAGTGGAAGTTGGTATGTATTTTTTTTGTGCAATATCAAATTTATTTGCTGCCAATGGCATTAAATTATCGAATGTATAATAAGGTCTATCTTTTGTCCAAGTTCTACAATATTCAACACCCTTTAATTGACCATATTGGTCTGTATATTGAACCGCAGAACCTCTTGCCATAAACTTATCACCATCTTGAAATATTCGACTGGTTTGGTCTATAGCATTCGCTACGTGTGCTCTTGCTGAACCACCTGTATTAGGTAATGTATTCAATAAATCTTGTGTTTGACCAAAAATAGAATTTTCAGGAAATTGATAGTTTGTTGATTCTGTTTGAGTGAAATTAGAAGCTTGTGCATTCCATTCATTATTATTAGCACCTAACTTATTTAATTTAGTTGAATTAATACTTAACCAAGTTAAATTACCTGCAACTCTACCTCCTTCAGACAAATTAGTATCAATTTGCATCAATCTAGTTTGAATAGGGTCAAAAAATAAACTTAAATAATATGGACTTCTAACAGGTCTGTCGTTGAAATCACTCATAGCATAGTTAAGATTATTTCCTCTATCATCACCAATGTAAGCTGTTGATGGTGGATTTCCTAAACCTATTGCGGTTAATAATGATTTACCTAAATTTCCTGCGATATTCAAACCTCCTGTATTTGTTAGACCCATTGCTGTTGATGAATAATCAGGAGCATAAAAATTATATGAAAGATTATCTAATAGATATTGTTTTTGAGTGTCACCCAAATATTGGAAAAATAAATCCGATGGTTTTTGAGCAATTGCATTTGGGTTTCTCATTCCAAGTAAAGAACTTAAAACACTTGTAGCATCTTGAACGATATTTCCAATTGTTGTTGAAGGTCCGGCACCATAAGGATTGTTAGGATCAGTTAAATAAACACCAGGTATTTTTGTTTCAAATGATTTATTACCTTCTAATACTTCTAAAAAATTAACAATATCGGTCTTAGCATTAGGGTCAACTGTGATTGATTTTTTTAACTTTACTAAAGGTTGTTTTCCACTTATTAAACTTGATGTTATTGACGAATTACTGTTTAACGCATCACTTAAAGCACCATAACCATTTGCTGATGCTGCTATATTTTGTGAAACTCTTTGTTGAAAAGGACCTTGTGGATTATTTAAAATATTTGATACTGCAAATTTATATAATGCTGATTCGTTTTTATATGAATCAGTTTGTTCAACAATTCCGATTAATGTATGTTCACTAGCTTGGAAGTATGGATATAATTGTAAATTAGCTGCTCTTGGTAATACTTCTAAATCCTTTTCATAATACTCAGAAGGTTTATACGTATTTATAGATTGACTTTGTTTTAATTCAGCTGCTTGACTGTAAGTAATAGTACCACCCGAAACATCAGCAGAATCAGATAATGAAGCAAACGCATAGTTGTTACTTGAAAAAGTCTGTGGACCGTTAGGTTGTTGTAATGTTCTACCTATCAGAGCTTTTCTAAAATTGTTTGTTGAATCAAAATCTAAGTAACTTGGCATTATTTCTCTTTTCTATAAATAGATTATATTGTATTTTATTTTTGTATAGTATAATCTCTACCACTTTGTTTAGCTTGTAGTGCTTGTTGTATTTTTGTATCAAAGTGAGCATTAACATTCGGGTCATTAATAACTAAATTACCCACCGAACCTGGAGGAAAAGAAAGACCTGTAAAATTATGGGTAACAGTTAAATTACCTGTAACGTTTTGTACAAAATTTCCTACCTTTTCAGATACCTTACTTCCTATGTTCGAAATACCTGTTTCAGCTTTGGATATTATAGGAGATAATACTGATTTTGTTTTATCATATACAGCACCAATACCTTTTTTGAAACTATCCATAGCTTGATCGCTGATACCCATTTGTTTACCAACTTCATTTAACATAGCATCGCTAGCTCCCTTAAATGCTTCCATCGATGCATTAATATCTTTTTTGAATGCTTCGCTCTGCATAACTTGACCTAATGATTTACCTTTGTTTTCAGGATTTGTATTAGCATTGTATAATGCAGTAGACAACGCACTCATTGCTTCTTGTAGTTTATTAGAACTTTCACTATTATATGCTCTTGCACCTATCCTTAATGCTATACTATTAACAGTATTCATTATATTTGTTGTGGCAGTATATTGAGATCTGGCTATATCAATCGGATTTTGTGCAGCCATTTTTTCTTGTAGTTTTTGGAATTCACCTATACTACCTCCCATTTCTTCTATTGAATGGAATCCTTCCTCCATACCCATTTTTTTAGCAATATCCTCAGGTATATCAAAACCAACTTTACCACCTTTTAATGTTGCTAAATTTGCAACAAACTCCTTTTGGTCAGGTTTTATACTTGGGAACATATCTATTTTGGACATTATTTCAAATTTGTTTGCTGCCCTAACAGCCATATTTGTCAATTCCCCTGTTGACATACCTAAAGCTTTGGCCATTTCATTTGCTCTTCTTAAATTAGCACCAGACACTTCAAATCTACCTTGTTCTGTATTAAATGTGGCTAAACTTTTAGCAGCTCCTATTAAACTATCTTGTAAACCGTCAACATTATTTGTTGCATCATACATTAATTTTATTGGGTCACCAAAATCACCAAATGCACCACCTAAAGCTTGTAAATTAGCAGTCATATCAATTGCTTTAGCAGGGTCAAATAAATCATTAGCAATATTCAAAGTTTTATCAATAGAAATACCTAATGATTGAGCTTGTTGAACCATTCTGCCTAAACCTTCAATGCCGTTTTTAAACCCGTATGAATTTAGTTTATCTAAGTTTGTTACTAATGTATCTGTTACCTTTTTGGCATTAAGGCCCATTCCAATAGATGACTTTCCAATATCATTAACCGATTTGGCTGCATCTGCTAAACCTAAGCCAACACTTCTAAATTTCTCTACATTTTCTAATAAAAATGTGTTTGATTTAGTATATGCAGCTGATGCTTCTAATCCTTCAGCTATGGTTTGTTTTCCAACTAAAGCAAGTTTTCCACTTGCTTCTGTAAGACTTCTAACACCATCAATGGTGTTTTTCATTGTTACTCCGTAATTGGCAACTTCAGAACCGATGAAACCAATTTGTTTTCGCATACCGTCAGCTAACTCTCCATACGCTGAGCCCTGACCTTCTAAATTAGTACGCATCTCTGCGTCCATTTGTGCAATTGTTTGAATTACCTTTGTAGCTCCACCAGTTAAATCACCAATTAAACCAGGTATGTCGAAACTTGACAATCTATCAACAATTTTGTCCACAGTGTTTTCAACATCATTCAAACCAATTCTATATTTTTCGGTATCTAATTGATCTACAAGAGGAGCAGTTACTAAACTAACTGTTTTCTCAAGAGCTGAAGAATTGGTATTAAATTTTGTTTGAAGTTCACGAAATTTACCATCGATATAATCTTTCGTACCAGGTGATACATCATCGGGTTTATTTTGGAGTAACATATATTAATCTATTATTTATAATAAATAGCTTATTCATTATTTTCTAATAAAAGGCCAACAATGTTATTTTTCTCGTGTATAGGTAAATTAAGAATTTCATTATATGAAAAACCATTCCTTAATAAAAATAACGTAGTTTGTATTTGATTTTTTTTATATTCCGTAGAAGGGACGAAAAAAGTCAACCCCAAAATCCACTAAAACTGGGATTTTTTCTCCTGATGGGGCTGTTACTTCAACAATTAAATCTAAACCTGGTTTATTTTCATTCACGAATCTTCGAATGGCTTGTGAATCTTTAATTGGCATATTCTGAATAAAAGTATAAATCGCCATTGGGTCTCTATTTCCTTCAATTGATTTAATTAACATTTCCAATCTTTTGGTGTTAATTGGTGGTACAGCCACAGAGGAGTCATTTTTGATTTTATCTAAATCACTCAATTGTTTTTTATTCAAAAATTTAAAAGTTATGTTTTTTTCACTAACAGGAAGGAAGAATTCATACTCACCATTAGCATCTGCAATTAAATTGAAATCTTTGGTTTTCATTACCGATAAATCTATAGTAGCTAAAAATTCTTTGTTTGTTATAGGATCATTTAATTTAATTGTATATTCACTACCAAAAGCTGTATTTCTTAAGAATACTAAAATTGCTTGTATGTCTTCATCTACTATTTCATCAATTGAAATGTCTTTATCAAGTATTTTTCTTTTCAATAATTCATCAACAATTGAATTATTATCTGATTGAGATAAATTTGGTGATTGTAAAATATTTTCATCTGCTGCAGTTAAATAAGCAACTCTTAAACTTTTTTTATTATTTTTATAATAAATTCCTTGTGAGGGTAATGGGACTACGTCATATTGAATCGTAGGATCCACTCTAAATGTTTCTTCCATAGTATCAATTTATATAATAACTATGGTAAAGTAAAGTTTTTTAAATAAAAAAACCGATACCCACAAAATAGGATACCGGTTTAATTTTAAATTTAAATTTGTTTTAATATACTAAAATACATCTATCAGGACGTAAAGTAACGTCAATATCTGCAATTTCATCTCTAGAGTAATCTAATTGACCAAAGTTGATGTCTTGCAAAAATGTACCTTGTAATGTCCATTTTTCAATAACAACACCTGTTGGATCAAGCATCTCCAAATCAATATCTTTTTTATAACCAGCAGCATAACCCATTCTACCAGTTACTGATTCTGCGTGTAAACGGAACCATTCCATTAATGCTTGAGCAGCTGAAGGTCCAATTGGATCTCTAAACTTCACTTTCATAGTATCCCAAACGAATCTACCAGCAACATAAGTTGAAGTATTAAGGAATTGTATTTCAGTTGAGTTTATTTTAGCACTAGGTCTTTGTGAACTAGATACATACCACTCATTTATACCCATTGATGAAGGAAATCTTAGGATAAATCTATTCTGTCTTTTCGGTTCATATGGAACCGGCATCTTCATTAGTAAATCTGCCATATTGTTTTATATTAATTGTTTTTGTTTAATTATCTTGTTTATTATAAATATCTTCGTTTTAAAAAAATATTTTTTCCATTTTACTTGACTTTATCAATTATTTTCCGTAGTTTTTTACTAGAACCAGTTTTAAATACTTTTTAATCAATAATATTAATTATCTCTATTATAATTAAATACTTTAAATTTCTAATTAATTAATTAATACCTCAAATAAATCTATAATATACTAGTCTAGTATACTGGATATCATTTTTTTTCTTATATTTGTTCCACAAATCACAATAATGTTCCACATTAACATATTTATTTAAAAATAGATTATGAGAATAAGAAACCCTAAAGGCATTTATAAATTAACATGTAGCAAATGTGATAAACCAATTGAAAATGAGTTAGTTGGGAGACAAAGATATTGTAGAAAATGTAAAGCAGAGAATACAAAACTACATAGAAAAAATTATAGTGAACTGTCAGAAGAAGAGAAAATGAAATCGAATGCCAGAGCTTACTTACATGTCTATGTAAAAAGGGGAAAATTAACCAAACTTCCTTGTAGTATTTGTGGTGATGAAAAAAGTGAAGCCCATCATACCGATTATAATAAACCAATTGATGTTATATGGTATTGTAGAAAATGTCATTTGGAACAACACAAATAAAAAAAGGGGATGTTTTAACACCCCCCTTTATTCTTTTTAATATTCTTCCAAATTACGCATTTTCAAATGATGCACCTGTTGGTGTAATAATGAATTCCAAATCTATGAATTCTAATGAACGAGTAGGTTGGATGTATATTTTACCACTTAACAGGTTGTTATCCAAATCAGAAGGATCACTAGATACCGTTACACGGAAGTCTGTTAAACCCCTTTCTTTTTGTATTTGGGTTAAAATTGGATTTACTAATCTTAAGAATTCTTGTCTAACTGTATCGTCATTTTGTTCAAATAACAATCTTACAGCTACCGCAGATATTAATAATCTAGCTTGTAATAACAATCTTCTTACATTTAATCTATCCAAAGCTGATTGTGCAACTTGTAATGTTTTATTACCCCAAATGATAGTACCAGTGTCTGAGAATGTAGCAATTGGGTTGATATTGTTGTTATATAGATTATCTCTATCGCTTAAAGTTAATTTAGTAACCGCTTTAATTGAATTTACTAAACCTCTAGTATAACCTGCTGATGCAAACCAAGGATAAGCAACATTATCAGTTAAGGCAATGTTTCTTACAACCTCACCTGTTGGTGGGATGTATACTTGAGTTGAATTATAAGGATCAGTTACTTGAATCCAAGGCCAATATGTAGCTGAATAGTTACTATCATAACCTTGATTTTGTATTGCTGAAATTACTTCTGCAGCTGTACTATAGTTTGGTGAATTTATCACGTATACTGAATCCGCTCTATCGGTTTCGATCATATCAATTGTTAAATTAGTTAACGATGAATGATCGTTAAAATTTAAACCTGGTGTTGCAAACACATTGATAGCAACAGCCTCAGGGTTAGCATATGTTTGAATGCCTTGTAAATAAGCATAGTAATCAGAATTTCCAAAAGATGAACTAAATACACCTCCGTTATTTGTATTACTTGCATTATACAATGCTTTACCGAAAATATAACCATCGGTATTTGTTCTTGTTTGTCTGTAGATGTCCCAACCATCAAAACCACCAGCTACAGCAAATGTAAATTTACAAGCATTTTTGTTAGTTAATGGGTTGTTATTACCTGTTTGACCTTCTAAATCGTATTGAGTTGTTTGATAAACAGTATTACCTGATACATCTGTTATTCCCGCAGCATTTACTGACAAGTGGAAACCGAATGTTGTTTCATTTGCGCTTTTCCCTTTATATTGGAATAAGCTATTATCATAATATGTTTCAAATGAATTAGAAGAAAATAAACCTAAGGTTGTTTTTCTTAATGAATCACCACTTGAGATATGTGGAGTACCGTCAGCTTCATAGTACATAACATCACCTGCATTATAATATTGAGTCTTGTAAATTACGCTACCCAAATTACCAGGTGTTGCATTAGAACCATTATTAAGTTTTCCTGTGTATCCGTTATAACTTGTAAAACCTTTGAAACCTGCAGGGAATGCATCAGAAGGCGCAT